GCTGGGCGAACACCCAGACGTCGTACAGCGTGAACACCACCGGCTGCAGGTCAGGATTCTGACGCGCCCAGTCCTTGGCATAGGCAGCCACGATGTCGTTGGAGTAGCCGTCATAGCCCTTGGGCAGGACGGGGATGCCCTCCCACTCGGTCTGTGTGGCCTCCAGCCCATAGTTGGCGGCGATGGCGGCCTTGTGGCCGTCGCGCTGCATCCGGCTGGCGAGTTGCTTGGTCTGTGTGCCGTATCCGGTCGGAGCCCAAGGGGCGTTGGAGACCATGAGGACGGCGAGAGGATTGGGGGCCTTGTATCGAGACATGGCAGGGTCGTCCGTTCGCAGGTGGTGCGCAGGATTCGCAGGTGAGGTGTCCCGGGGGCGCTGTCCTGCGCCCAACACCCCCGGGACGTTTTGCTCACTGACGGACTAGGAAGCCCCGCCGGTGAAGCGCTTGATCGCGGCCGACTGGCCGATGTCGCCCCAGATGCGCAGCGTTGCGCGCACACCGATCTCGTCGGACGCGAAGTAGGCGTCCTCGGAGCGGGCGATCTCCAGTCCACCGGCGATGCGCACCATGTAGTTGCGCAGGCCACCGAACAGGACCGACTTGGCCGAGGTCGCCACGTCGGCAACGTCGGGGTTGTCGTAGATCGGAGCGCCGAGCAGAACGTCGGGCGAACCAACCGTGGCGGCAGGCTCAAACAGGTAGCGGCCGGAGCCGTCCTTGAGCTTGCGCACCGCGCCGATGGTGGAGCGGTTCATCATCCAGCCAGCACCGTTGCGGACGTAAGCGCCGTCAACGGAGTGGGCGAGGTCAATGAGGTTGTCAGCGGTGAACACACCTGCGGCGCCCGTACCACCCGTGACGCCCGCAGAGGCAGCAACGGAAATTCCGTTCGGGATGACCGTGCCCGTGCCGAGGGTGAGGAGGTTGTTGGCCTTCACGCCCAGCGCGATGCCCAGATCCTCAGCGAGGAACTGCTCAATGTTGACACCCTCATCGGAAAGAAGCTCGCGAGAAACTCGCGTCAGCACCGCCACCTTGACCGCCTTCATGGTGACCGTGGAGAACGTCGGGTCAAGCGCCGAAATCTCGGTGGCCTCCGCGATGGCGGTGGCTGCCGGGCGGGTCGCCTGAACCGGCACCTGCAGGTCGTTGCCGCCCGCAGTGTTGATGACGCGAACCACGCCACCGTCGGTCATCGGGCCGACCGTGGTCATGATCTTCTGGACCTCGGCGAGGAAGTCCGTGGGGACCAGCGAGGAATCGTCGCTGGTGTTCAGGGCGCGGCGCTCAAAGTTGATCGAGCGAACCTCGCCGTTCAGGAGGGCGCGGATGTCGGAGGCGGCCTTCTCGGGCTTGACCTCGCGCACAGCGCGGACCTCGGGTGCCTCGGCGACCGCAGCCTCAATCTCGGCGCTGCGGGCCTCGGCGACCTGAAGATCCTTGATCTTCTGGCCACGCTCGTCAATGTCGGCCATCATTCGGCCGTAGGACTGCTCCTCCTCGGAGGTGAGGTCGCGCGATTCGGCGGCCGCACCATCGAGCAGAGCCTTGGCAGCGTGCCACGCCTGCTGGCGGGCCTCGATCTGCCGGTTCAGGTACTCACTCATGGTTATGTCTCCTAAGACATGGAAGGGATGTAATGCGCAGGGGGAGAGGTCGGCGGCTCCGCCGATAAACCCCAGCGCGGCTCCGCTGTCTGGGGAAAGATGAGAGGGGCTACAGGTCCTTGCCCCACAGGTCAATCTGCTTCTGCAGGATGCTCAAAGGCACCGTCGGGTCGGCGGCCTTGTCCGGCCGCGAGCGGTCCACGACCTCCTGCAGCACGCTGGCCTGGTCATCGGTGAGCGCGTCGCCGGACTCCAGCGCGCTGATCGCGTCAGCGAGGGCGTCCACGTCGGTGTTGGTGCGCTTGGCCAGCAGGCGCAGGTTCCGCACCGCTGCCGTCGTCGCTGGATAGGCGGCCACGCCGGTGACAACCGACACCTCGTGCAGGCGAACCTCTTGCAGGGTGCGCTCGTTGCCGTCGGCGCTCCAGTTGTCCTTGACAGTGGAGAAGCCGAAGCTCATGGTGCGCACGTCGCCGCGCTCGATCAGGGAGCGCAGGTCGTGCGCGTAGGACGTATCGGGCAGGTCAGCCTCAGCCCATAGACCCTCGGCGCGATCCTCCAGCCGCAGCGTCTTGGCGCGGGTCGAGGCAAGCACCATCCGGTCGTCGTGATTGACGTACATGCGCACGTCGTTGCGGGACTTCAGCGTCCGCGTGAACGCTCCCGGCGCGATGCGCTCGGTGAATGGCAGCGGCAGGCTGGGGGAGTTGTAACGGGCGGCAAAGCCCGAGAAGGTGCCCACCTTGCCCTCGGACGGGTCCGCAGCGCGGAACTCCAGTTCCTCGGTGTCCAGCGACCTGATCTCAACGTCGGTCATGTGGTTGTCCTTTCGGGGTTACAGCAAGTCCAGAGCCAGTAGGTCGGCTTCCATCGCCTGCCTGCGCCAGGTGCGCAGCAGGTCATCGGTTGGCCAGCGATCACCGCTGGCGTGGCCTCGGGTCCTCGTGGTGCCTTGGGCGTTGCCGCCGTATCCGCAGCGGCCCGTCGTGCTGGCCGTGGCGGTGACCCGTCCGCGAGCGCTGCCGGAATGGTGAGTCGGTTGCGGTGCAGGCCGTGGTTGAGGTCGGCGCTGCGGCAGGTAGCCACCGCCGCCGACGGCAGCAGAAGGCTCCGGCGCTGGCGGTGCAGGGGTCGGAGCAGTGCCCGTCACCGAGCCCGTAGACGCGACAGAACCTGTCGCGCCTCCGGTGAGTTCAGGGCTGCCAGATGCAGCGCCTACGGCCGCGACAGCGCCAGTAACGGTGCCGTCAGTGGCCTTGGCTCCGGTCGCCGAGCCCGTCGCGGTGGACGAGCCGGTGATGGTGCCGGTGTTGCCCTCGGTGCCCGTTGCCGAGCCCGAGGAAGTCGTGGTGCCGGTAGCCGAGCCGGTGGCACCGAAGGTCCCAGTCGCGCTTCCCGTCGTCGTGCTGGTGGCCTCTACGAAGCCGGTGCCAGGTCCTCCGAGGACGTTGGACCCGATGACACCGAGGACTGCATCACCGAGCGTGAACAGCCCGGCCACGTCAGCTCACAGACTCCGACAGGTTGCCGATGGCGATGGTGTACGTCCCGGCCGTGGCGTAGGTCTGCGAGGTGTCCAGCGCACGGGAGCCGTAGAACGTGCCCGACGTGGATGCGGACCAGTAGCCCAAGTGCGTGATTGTCGTGCCCGAGGGGACGTCGAAGACGATGGCGGTGTCGTTCGTGACCGTTCCATCGGCAGGCGATCCCCACGCGGACGACTCACGGGTATAGGAGCCGCCGGTGACCTCGCTGGTGCCACCCGTGGACGGGTCGGCAGTGTGCAGCGAAACATAGGTCGCTGAGCCGGTAAAGCCGGTCAGCATCAGGTTCAGCCCTGCGGCTACCAGTCCGGCCATTACTGCTCCTCGATGATGGCGGTGATGTTGCCTTCGTCATCGCGCTCCACGCGCTTGGAACGCGCCGGAGACTCCGGCAGCGACACATTGACGACAGGGGCGGGCATGGCGCGCAGCGCGCCAGAGATCGCGTCGGCGATCTCCTCCGGCTCCACCGACCTGCTCGCTGGGTACTCGTTGGTGGTGTCAGCGGCCGTGGGGTCGGCGTTGACCTCCGCTTGCGCTGCGGCGTTCTGGAGCTGCACGCTCGGCAGCCCGGTGTGCGCGACAGATGGAAGGGACAACGCACCCAGCGTTGCCTCGGGATCAAAGCCCACGTTGATCAACTGCGTGGCCATGGTGACCCGCATGTCCATCTCGGTGACGTTGGCAGCGTTCAGGTCCACATGCGACAGCGGAACGCGCAGCACGTCACCGCCATCCACGGGCCGCATGTCCTCCAGCCGGTGAATGTCGTTGATGCTCAGGAAGCCCGCCTGGACTCCCTGCGAGTAGGCCGCATAGCGCTCGGTCAGTGATGCGCGCAGCAGGCCGTCCACGTTGAACTTCACGAACACATCGCCGGGCAGCAGGCGCGACAGGTGCGACTCAAGTGCCGTGATGTACGGCAGCAGAGTAAACGTCACGAACTGCTGAGCATCCTGCTCGCGTGAGGCGTAAGCCATCGTTCCGGGCTTCGTGGACTGGAGCATCGCCGGAGGGATGCGGAAGATGCGGGCGATCTCCTCCAGCGCGAACTCGCGCGCTTGGATGGCCTGCGCCTTGTCAGGGTCAACTGACGTCTGCTGCCACTTCGCACCGCCGGCAAGGATGCCCGGGCGGTGCGCCTTGCGCAGACCCTTGTGCCCTTCCTCCCAAGCGTCCTGCACACCCTTGGCCTGCTCTTGCGTCATCTCGCCGGGCACCTCGATGATGCCCGCCGCGTGCGACCCGTTGCCGAAGAACGACGCAGACCACTCGGTGAGCGCCTGCGTCAGGCCGAGAGTCTCGCGCATCTCATCGACGCGGGACGTGCCCTTGACCTCGCCGGGCTTGATCACCTCGGCGTCATAGATCATGTCCGACGCGGCGACCGTGTAGGCACCGTCATCGACGACGTAGAACACCTGGCCAGCGCCGTTACGGCGCGGCTGCACCCGCTGGGGATTGAGCACTGAGAAGCCCACCGGCTCCCCATCCTCGCTGCGCACGATACGCACGCACGCGGCATGGGACACCAGCTTGGAGATCAGCCACTGCTGCAAGAAGGCCTGACGAGGACGGCCGTCCACGTCGGGAACCTCCACCCATCCGGGCTTTGGCCGGTACGGGCGGCGCTCACCGTTCACGCGAACGTAGGTGTCCATCGGCAGCATGGAGACAGAATCAGAGATCAGACGCACCGCAGCGTAGAGCGCGGCGATACGCATCGAGTTGTCCTCGGTGATGCTCACGCCCGCACGGGTGCGACGCGGGAAGTCCACACCAGACGCGAACAGCGACGCGGCCGTCACCGCTCGTGACTCATCAGAGCCTAGGAGGCGCTTGAGCATCATTCACGCTCCAGACTCATACCGACAAGGACAAGGGCGACGCCGGTGACGACGATGCCCGCAGGGACAAAGATGAGCCCCGCACCCACGGCGACAGCGGCCAGACCGGCCAACTGGAGGATCGTGGAAAGCATGAAGGCTCCTAAGCGAAGAAGGCGACAGTAGGCGCGACAGGCTCCTGCTCGCGCACATAGGTGGCCCGATCAAAGGCCATGACCAGCGACACCGCTGCGTCAATCTTGCGGGGGGAACCGCGGTGCTCTTTCGTGATACGCGGGCCAAGTCGGTCGGTCTTGACCACGCAGTTGTCCAAGTGACGCGCCAGCGTGGGGTTGTGGTCATGCGTCATCCCACCGGACATCACCGCGTCGTAGGTCTTGGCCGTGGCCGGGACCATCCGAGCCGGTGAAGACGAGTTGTATTCCACGATGGGCAACCCCATCGCGGCTAGCTCCTGCATGGACCGCTGCCAGCGAAACGGGTCGCAGGCCACCTCGATCACGTTCCGCTGAGCGCACTCAGCGATGATCGTGGCCTCCACCTCTGCGATGTCCACGCGCCAGTCGTC